TATAGTGATGTGGCTAATAATACTTTTGGAACTTTCTTAGAAGTTGATACTCATGGTTCTGAACCCAAATTCTTGGCAATTTATGTGGGTAAAGTTTCTGAACACATCAACACATCCTCAAGTAATCAAAACTTTTTATATGGTGATGATGCGTTTGATATCACTCAACCAACACTAAACCCTGTTAAGAGTTCTGAAGATGGGGTTACTAATTTCTCGAATAGAAATAAAGTAGTAGCTTTTAATGTTGATTTTGGAACTAGAAACCAAAGTATCTTCAAATCGTTATCGATTGATATGTCTCAAAGAAAAAATATTGCCCCGACATTCCAAATATTGGCAAATATGGGTTCAATGGCTGATGGACAGAAAGTAGCACAAAATACTGCTAATCTATATAATTTCTATAAAAATGCTAGTTACACTTGTTCGGTAGTTTCTATGGGTAATGTTATGATACAGCCGACAATGTATTTTAATTTAAGGTATGTTCCAATGTTCTACGGTCCATATCTTATTACTGGTGTTAATCATGATATAACACCTAGAGATTTTGTTACAACTTTTGAAGGTGTTAGAGCCACAAAATATTCTTTACAATTACCTGACACACTAATTACGAGTGTTAATAGAGACATAGTTCAAAATTATTTATCTGATGTTAGAAGAGTTTCATCGTTAGCGAGTTCTACTGGTGATACTGCAGTTAGAAGTAGTGCAATTAAAAATAGTAACACTAAAACAAGTTCTAAAAGGTCTGAACCTGACGAAAGTAAATGTGTTGCGGTTCAAAACATAAATAAACCTTATGTGAAATATACAACCACAACAATAAATCAAAGTCAATTTAAAGGTGCAATTAATGGTTCATCTATTAGTAGTGAGGTTGTTAAAAAATATATTTTTGGTGTTGGTTTTGTTGAAACGGGCACAGGTCAAAGTTTAAATGCGATTAATTACAATTACTTTAACCTAAAAAATATGAAGGAAAAACCAAAATGGACGGTTAGTTTTGAAAACCAAACGTGTGTTAAAGATGGTGAGTATGTTGTTCCTTATATTTCATTTAATAATACAGGTGAATCGGTTAAGTTTATGTCTGAAGTCTGTAAACAATATGAACCACTTATAGATACCCTACTAACAAACTCTCAAGTAAACAATGATTTAGCAAAGGCTTACACATATTTATGGTATTACACCTTAAGATTAACAGACAGGAATAGACAATTAAACGTTGCTGAGAACGCGGCTAGTGTTATTATTAGTCCTGTTGATACAGAAATTAAGAAAAATACAGTGGCTAAAAGTTTATTTGATAGTGCTTATAAGACTTTTGAAAGAAAGAATAGTGCGTGGGATAACGGTTAAAAGTAGAAAAAGACTAATTAACATATATTTATTAATAAAAAAGATTATGGATACAAAATCATTATTAGACCAGTATTTGTCAAAAGATACTAGAATTGTTGAAAAAGACACAGGAAACGGATATAAAGAAGTTTGTGATTTAGACACAGGAGATTGTTATACTGTTAGAATGAGAGACGGCCTTATTGAAAGAGTGGATAACACAATGAAAGTAAATCGAACTTTGAAAGTTGAAACACCTCATGGTGTAAAAACTCTTCTAAACGGTTAAAATAGTATTATTATGTCAGTAGATAAAAAAATCATACAAGAGATAGAAAAGTATAAAAAGATAAATAAATATATCTCCGAACAAGAAGAACCTGTAGACCCTGCAGTGGATTTGGGTGGTGATATGGGAGAACCAACAGATATGGACGTAGAATCAGAACCTGTTGATGTTGATAGTGACCCAGATGTTGAAGTAGTTGATGAACCTGGTTCGGAAAGTGAAGAAGTATCTACTGATATGGAAACTGAAGATGTTGGAACCGAAGAATTAGACATTACTGATTTGGTGACGACTCAGAAAGACATGTCAACAAAACAAGAAGAGTATATGGAAACTATGATGGATAGGTTAAACGACTTAACATCAAAGTTAGAAGACATGGACCAAATTCTTCAAAAGATAAACGATTTAGAACATAAAGTTGAAAAATATCGTCAAAAATCTCCGGAAGAAAAATTACAGTTAAGAAGTTTAGACAGTTACCCTTATAACCAAAAACTAACCGATTTTTTCACAGATAAAGAAGTTGAAATGGAAAAGACCGGTAAAAATGAATATGTTTTAACTTCTGATGATGTTGAGAATTACTCTGAAGGTGACATCAAAAAATCTTTTGACAAACCTTTCGAGGATGAAGAAAGAATGTAGTTGACAAACACATATTAAAGTATTATAATAAGACCACAATTCGTGGTCTTTTTTATTTTATAACCATTTGACTAAATCAAGTTGTGTGTTATATTTAAAATAGAATAATCGAGAAATAAATTAAAAGAGTAAAACAGAGAAATTATGGCAAATGCATTAGACGCAGTACTGGCACAGTACGAAAAAAACACCACTAAAAACAGTAGTGGTAATCAGTCGATGTCTCAAGAAGACCGACTAAAACGTTACTTTACAACGTATCTTCCAAAAGGAACTAAATCAGGACAAAAGAGAGTTCGTATTCTCCCAACATCAGACGGTTCTTCACCATTCAAAGAGGTGTGGTATCATGAAGTTCAAATTGATGGTAAATGGACAAAACTCTACGACCCAGGTAAAAACGATGGTGAGCGTTCACCACTTACTGAGGTATATGAAGAGTTGATGTCAACAGGTAAGGAGTCAGACAAGGACTTGGCTCGTCAATACCGTCCACGTAAATTCTACATTGTAAAACTTATCGACCGTGAAAACGAAGACCACGGACCTAAGTTTTGGAGATTCAAGGATAACTACAAACAAGAAGGTATCTTGGATAAAATCATTCCAATTTGGAAGGCTAAAGGTGACGTGACTGACGCTAACGAAGGTAGAGATTTGATTGTCGAGTTGGCAAAGGCAAAAACACCAAAAGGTATTGAATATACAGTTGTTCAAACTGTTATGTATGATGACCCTTGTTCTATTTCAGAAGATGCGGACCAACAAAAAGAATGGGTTGAAGATGAGTTGACATGGCAAGATGTATACGCTCAGAAACCTGTCGAATATTTAGAAGCAATTGCAAGAGGTGAAACACCTGTATGGAACAGTGAGTTGAAAAAATACGTATACGGTGATGATGAAGAAATGACTATTGGTGGTTCAACAAACACATCACAGTCAGAAGATTCTTATGAAGACCCACAATCAAATGATGAGGTCGATGATAACTTACCGTTCTAAAAAAAACTAATCTGATGGTAGGGACATGTGTCCCTACCATCATTATCATTTAAAAAATATGGCAATAAAGAAAAAAGATTTTAGTAGTATTAAGAAGAAGTTTTCTACTTCTGCAAAATACAAACCTCAGAGGTTTTTTGACTTAGGGGGTGAATTTTTAGATGCTGTTGGAGTTCCTGGTCCTGCTATGGGTCACTTAAATATGTTTTTAGGTCACTCAGATACTGGTAAAACAACCGCATTAGTTAAGACCGCAGTTGATGCTCAAAAAAGAGGAATATTACCTGTTTTTATCATTACTGAACAGAAATGGTCTTTTGAACATGCAAAACTTATGGGTTTTGAGTGTGAAGAAGTGGTTGACGAAGAAACAGGTGAATTAGATTGGGACGGGTTCTTTATATTTAATAATAATTTTGAATATATCGAACAAATCACTGATTATATTAACGAGTTATTAGATGCACAGTCTAAGGGTGAGTTAGAATACGACCTTTTATTTATGTGGGATTCTGTTGGTTCTGTTCCTTGTAAGATGACTTATGAAGGTAAAGGAGGTAAACAACACAACGCAGCAACATTAGCAGACAAAATTGGTATGGGTATCAACCAACGCATATCGGGTTCACGTAGAGCTGATTCAAAATATGAAAACACATTGGTTATTGTTAACCAACCGTGGGTTGAACTTCCTGACAATCCTTTTGGTCAACCAAAAATTAAAGCTAAAGGTGGTGAGTCTATTTGGTTAAACTCATCTTTGGTATTTTTGTTTGGTAATCAAAAAAATGCAGGAACAAACAAAATAACTGCGGTTAAAGACAAAAGAAAAGTTAAATTTGCTACAAGAACAAAAGTATCGGTAATGAAAAACCACATTAATGGTTTAGGATATGAGGACGGTAAAATTATAGTAACGCCTCACGGGTTCTTGGCGGGTAAAGATTCAACAG